TGGGGACTGGGGATACGGACAGGACAAGATACCGTTAATTCAGGGCGGGGGCAGGGATTCCATGGATAACAAGTTCCTCGGAGTTGGAGCTCATAGGTTCGTAGGATGTCAGACCATTGGGAATGAAATAAAGCAGAATGCCGAGTTTGCCGAGAAATATGATGATCGTGGGAATGAGGAAAAACAGCGCTTGCAGATTGACAAGACTACCGTAATTCAGAACTTTGTTGACTTTATAGGAATGTCAGTTGCCCATCCCCTAAGTCCCTATGAAGATAAATTAAAGAAACCAATGTTTATGATTCCACATTTGCATGATTGGCAGACTGATTTCCTGATGGATGATATGACCTCTATTACCCGCAAGGACTTGGAGGAGGTACAGGAGGTCAAGGTTGAGGATCCCCGTCAGCGGGCAATGAAAATGTATAATCACCCTCCAGACTCTGTTATGGCGATGATCTACTGCTTGGTAGCAGGACAAAATTACAATCCATCAGCTTATGTTATTACGCCTATACGTAAAAGGAATAGACGTAGATAGTATATAAGACACGGATCGTATCCTTTAATACGGAGTGGATACCTGATCGCTACCTGTCGTGGACATCGACTAGGAACAAATTGTTATAAAAACAGCAAATCGCCCAAAGCCCAGAATTGGAGGGCTCACCAGCTCTGCTACAAGTGTTTTTGTATTCTTATCCTAAAGATCAAACCTAAAAAAGGCCATGGCGGTAAATACCTAAGGGAGGTTCATGAGAATCAGGGGATGAGCATGATTGCCACCAATTAGTAATTACTTTATGTTAGCCTATACTGAATAAGACATGACTTGGCGTAAAAGACTAACCAATGGTCTAATCAAGATGGGTGTGATTGATTCTCCAAGTAGGACTTTTCCAAAGAATGTTCCAAGGTTGCCTCTAGGGGAATTGCAGACATTTATGGAAATGACCCCTGGATTATCCCAGCCAGTTTGGGGTCCGGAGATTTCTACTGTCGGCGCTTATTCAAGGGAGGGTTATACCTCCAAGACGTTTGATACGCCAGCTGTTTCCTTTAGAACCCAGGCTGCTGCCCTACAGATAGATGAGGATGCCCAGCTTGCAATGAATGATCTTTCCTCCAAGGTAACGGGAGGAGCGCATTATGTCAAGGCTGAAAAGACATTCGTATCTAATTACTTTAAGAAATTTACCAAGGAGATGCATTTTGATACCTTGGATACTACTCTTGTCAAAGAGTTGTTATGGTACGGCAACTCCGTTTGGAAACCCAGAATGGGGATTGCCAATGTACATTCATTCCGTGATCTTATGCATATACCAATTTCATCATTTAAGAGGATTTGGTGGGATCGTCAGAGGATACCATACAAGTATGAGTTTAGGGGTGCCGAATATCAGGGGTACCATAACCCAGGTGAGGTGATTCATTTCACATGGAACCATGTGGATGCGTCAGCTTTCGGAACTGGATTTGCCGTATCCATGACGACACCAAGACTCTTTGAGATGCCAATTAACGGTGGTGAAACTGAACAGCGTGAACTCCAATCCCTACTATCCAGGAAATATGCCTCACAGTACACAATGCAATTAGCTGAGCAGAGGTACGTCACCCGTAACTTATGGACAATTGAGAGTGGAGGTTCAGATGAGACAGCAAGGGGACAGCTCCAATCACAAGTTGAGAATCTTGACATTGGGCAGGATGTAGTTGCAGGAGTCAAGGTGAAGGTGCAGGAACTCGGTAGCCAAGCCCGTAACTTTAACTCCGAGCAGTTTACTGATATTACCCTTGGTCCAATATTCAAGGCGTTAAATGATTTCAGGGGCAAGCAGGGATCATCAGAATCCCACCAGTTTGCCAACGCTCGCACATCAGTCGCATTAGACGAGATTGGTCTATCAGCTTTCCCAATAGCTGTCAAGGAGCAGTTGGTAGAGAAGATATTCAAGCCATGGTATGAGGCTCATCCCCTGCCAGATCCAGAGACTGGTGGCATGACATGGATAGAATGGGACGACCTCAAATTCGAGATAGAATTTGGCAAGGTTGAGAAGAAGGATATTCCAGTCCAAGATCAGATAAAACTACTAGAGTTATACATCAACTCACCATTACCCAAAGACCCAGTAGTCCTTAACAGGCTATTCGAGCAGGCGGGACTTGGAATTACCAAGGATATGGATGAGCAGTTAGAACAGATGTATGATCCTAACCAGTTGCTAATGAACCAGATGATGTCGATGCCCCAAGATATGCAGAGACAAGGAGGTGCATCTGATAATATGAACTTGCCCCAGCATGATGTAGGAGGTGGGGAGATACCTGATAACTGGGATAATCAAGTGATGGGGAGTCCTCCCCAAGACGATCCAATCTATAATGATATGATGGTTAATGTTCGGGGCGATTTTCAGAATAATTTTAAGAGATCAAATCAGAGTCAGCCTTGGGATATAGGTGATTATAGTGCATAGCTACCACAAACCTGATCCACGGCGCATTATGAAATATGTAGAAGTTACTAAGTCATGTTGGTTATGGAAAGGAGCTCTTAACAGCGGAGGATATGGAGTAGTGAGTTTTGCAGGAAAAAATCATATAGCTCCTAGAATTGTTTATGAATTATTAGAGGGAAAAATCCCAGATGGTCTACATATTGATCATTTATGTAGGAATCCTCCGTGTGTTAATCCGGCTCATCTTCAACCTGTTACTCCTAGAGAAAATGCATTACGAGGGCTAACGGGACATCATAAAAATCAGATGAAAGGACAAGAACATTATAATTCTAAAAAAACTCATTGCCCTCAAGGACATGAATATACCATTAAAAATATTTATTATCAATCAGGAAGTAGAGCTTGTATGATTTGTAGGAAAGTGAGAGTACAAAAATTTAGGGAGGAATTAATTGCCCGCTAATCTGGAACGTTGCGTTGATGATGTAAAAGGTCAAAAAGGTGTTGATGATGCATGGGCAATTTGTTCATCTTCAATTAACGAATGTGAAGTTTGTAATGGTAACGAACATCAGCCGACTGACCATCCATACATTCCAAAAATGAAAGAAATTAGTCCCTTAGATATTATTATCCAAGAGCATCACTCACCCTTAGATATACCATTTGGTTATGAAGTTAAGGAAGTTAACAAGAATGTCAAGGATGTCGAAGAGGGAGGTACTGGAAGTGGTCGTAATCCTGAGGATGGAGAGAAGCCAACTGGAAGCCAAGCTGGACCATTAGTATCATTTGAAACTGTTAGTGTGCCAAGTTCGGCAAGTAACTTATCTATAGGAGCTAAAAAAATAGAGGAAACAGTTATGAAACAATTACTGGATAGTAAGCTGACGTGTCCCTGCAACCGCAAATAATTACCCAAATACTCCAGATGAAGGAATTTCTTATCGGACGGGGGATTCCATATTTGGAGGCCGAACGTGCTGCCATTGAATATTATTCTCAAGTTGAACCACCTGATGCCGAGCCATGGCCACCTAGGGGAATGGGACTAGACCTAATGCCCCAGATTAATTCCCTAGTTCCAGATACTGGTTCACCTCCATATTTTCAGCCTAATACTTTGGGAACTACGGAGCCTTATCCTACATTTCCAACCCCAGATCCATTGGGAGCTGTCAAGACCAATGAGCCGAAATATGACTTGGAGGGAAGCAATATAGGACATACATACCAATTAGAGAACCCCCCATATCAGGGAGATGACGCTAACTGGCTGGGACTGGCAAATGATCTGGGCAGTGAACCTCCAACTCTGGGGACAACTGGTTTCAACTTCCAAAAGGCCATTCCCGAATGGCAATACCCTATAGAGGATTCACAGATGATCCCTGACTTGCCCCCAATTGCCATTTACCCAAGTGGTATGTTAAATGAGACTAGGCCACTAAAAAGAATACAGGAAGCCATTGCAGAGGTGCGCCAAGAGTTTGGGTGGCTTACAGATGATTATCTGATGAGAGCCAAGATGATGGCGCAGGAGGCTCAAGGTGTGATTTATCTTATCAGGGCAAGTCAGGAAACCATTACGGATCATAGGGCAGAAGGTGAGCCATATAGGAGACTGTTATCTGGAGATGAACTTCTTGCCATGGCTAGAACTGCTATAGGCCATGGAATGGATCTCAACCATAACCCACAATGGCGTACTGGTGCAACTATATTAGATAGTGAATTTGATCCAATGACGCGATCTATTCAGATGCTTATCCTTGAAACAGATCCTGAGATTAACCAGTTAGTAGCTAATGGAAGTATAACTGCCGTTTCAATAAACGGGGGCTCTCCACGTACTGAGACAGTTGAGCCATGTGAGCATAACTGCACATCTGGAGACTGTGAATTATGTGTAGTTCCAAGGGGTGTTATCCTCGGAGAATTGGATGATATTGCATTGACTTGGGTAGTGACTGATCCAAATGGTATCATGTGGCACGGTCAATATGTTCCATTTGCAGAGCCTGGTGTAAAGTCAACCATAGTGGAACCCCTCTAGCGAAATACCTT